TCGTGTGATTCAACCGAAATCTTCAGGTTTTTTATCTTCTTAGTATCTTTATCCATAGGGCAGAAAAAAGGCAGAATAAAATCTTACCAAAATATAAATACTTTCTAATAAGTAAAGTTTTTCCTCAAATTATCAATATTTATATAATAAATAAAATTAAAACCAAAAATAAACTAAATTATGGCAACTAACGGTAAAGTATTCGTATCACCTGGTGTTTATACTTCTGAAGTGGATTTAAGTTTTGTGGCACAAAGTGTGGGAGTTACCACATTGGGTATTGCAGGTGAAACTTTAAAAGGTCCAGCTTTTGAACCGATATTCATCAAAAACTATGAGGAATTTCAAACTTACTTCGGAGGAACATCCGCAGAAAAATTCATAAACACACAAATCCCTAAGTATGAGTCGGCTTACATAGCAAAATCATATTTACAACAATCTAATCAATTATTTGTAACAAGAGTTTTAGGACTTTCTGGTTATGATGCAGGACCATCTTGGTCTATTGTAACTAAAGCAAATGTTGATCCAACTACCATTGACTTTTATTGTGATACACCACAAATAGTTGATTGTTTACCTTATTGTGATCCTGCAGATTATAAGATTATACCTTATGTTGTAGAATTTACGGGGTGTTCAAACTCACAATCAACTATTAGTTATACAACTAGTTTCCCTGCTGAGATTGAAACCATATTAACTACTCAGTTTGAACAATTTAATGGAGATGTATCAACATTAGAAACTCAAATCAATACTATGATTTTTGATGTACTTACTGATGCTAACCCATTTACTGCACAAACTAACACAATAGATTATTTTGGAACAATTTATGGTCCTGATTATGATGCGTTATCAACAGTTTTTGTAAATGAAACTAATGTTTATGGTGTACCTTCAGTATCAAGTACTGAAACTAGTTATGTATCACCATATAATGATCCTTGGTATTATTCATTATTTACAAATAATGGTAATAATAGTTATTCAGGATTCTCATTCTTTGCTTATGTTGATGATTTGACTTTAATACCGGTAACTACAACAACAACAATTCCATTTACACCGACACCTACACCGTCGGCAGTTAATCCATGTGCTACGTCAACACCAGCATCATCGCCGACACCTACACCAACTGCAGTTAATACTAATTGTTATACAGGTACAATTAATGGATCGGTTTATTATTATACAGGTACATCATATACTAACTTTGATGATTTAGTTGTTGGTACATTAAGATCAAGAGGTATTGCTACATACGCAGATTCAACAAACCCACTGTTTGAAGTGACAAATATTAATAATGTAAATTTAAATATGTCAGGACAATATTTAGGTGTTCTTAAAAATCCATATTTACCATTCGTTGTTAATGTAACAAATGATGATGGAACTGCATTCTCTTTTGAGACATCATTTGCAACTTCAGATTCTCAGTACATTTCTAAAGTGTTTGGATCTACTAACTTCCAAAAACCAAGAAAGAACGTTCCTTTATTCTTAGAGGAAAAATTCCAAGCTTTATTAAACTATGGATGGAACAAAGGTTTCATTAGAGGTTTGAGTTCAAACTTAATTGAATTAGATTCCGCACAAAGTGGACAACAAGATAGTATTGGATGGTACTTAGATAGATACCAATCACCAAGTACCCCTTGGATTGTATCTGAATTAAGAGGTACCAAAGTATTTAACTTGTTCAAGTTCTACTCAATTTCTGATGGTAACTCAGCAAACTCTGAAATTAAAGTTTCAATTATCAATATGTCATTCTCCAATGGAACGTTTGATGTAATTGTAAGAGATTATTACGATTCAGATGCTAACCCTACAGTTTTAGAGAAATTTACAAATTGTAGTATGGATTTAAATCAAAATAATTTCATCGGTAAAAAAATAGGTTCATTAGATGGAGAATATGCGTTGAACTCTAAATTTGTAATGGTTGAAATGAATGAGGACGCACCTATTGATTCATTACCTTGTGGTTTTGATGGATATACATTCAGAGAATATGCTGATGTAACACCTCCATTCCCAGTATATAAAACTAAATATGATTTCCCAGGTGAAATTATTTATAATCCACCTTTCGGTTTTACAAGTGGTAACGATAATTCAATTAGATCAAATGGTGATAACGTTAGAAGAACTTATTTAGGTTTCTCTAATAACATCGGATTTGACACAGACTTCTTCCAATACAAAGGAAAAAGAGCTCCAATTGATTTATGTAATGTTGATGGAGTTGAGTGGTCATACCAAACAAAAGGATTCCACATGGATAAAGATGCTAGTGTGATTGAAATCGGACCAGCGTTTACAACAAGTGGAACACCTAAATACTATGTTGGTGATGCTACATTCCAACAAGAACCTACAAACGAAACAAGTCCATATTACAGAATTTTCTCAAGAAAATTCACAACAATGTTCTATGGTGGTTTTGACGGATGGGATATCTATAGAGAATACAGAACAAACGGAGACAGATATGTACTTGGTAGAAATGGATTCTTAAACGGAGCTTGTCCTTCACCAAGATATCCATTAGCAACAGGATGGGGAGCATTTAAACAAATCTCTATCGGTGATGGAACACAAAGTTTTGCAAATACTGACTACTACGCTTACTTATTAGGAATCCAAACATTCTCTAATCCTGAGGCGGTTAACATCAATGTATTTGTATCCCCAGGTATTGACTACGTAAACAATAGTGACTTAGTTGAAGCTACAATTGATATGATTGAAAACGACAGAGCTGACTCATTGTATATCGCAACAACACCTGACTACAATATGTTCTTACCTTCTACTACAGGTGGTGATGGATTGATCTACCCACAAGAAGCGGTTGACAACTTAGAACAAACAGGAATTGACTCTAACTACACGGCAACTTACTACCCATGGGTATTAACTCGTGATAGTGTGAACAATACTCAAATCTACATCCCAGCAACGGCTGAGGTAACAAGAAACTTGGCATTGACCGACAACATTGCATTCCCTTGGTTCGCAGCGGCAGGTTACACAAGAGGTATTGTAAACTCAATCAAAGCACGTAAGAAGTTGACTCAAGAAGATAGAGATACTCTTTACCAAGGAAGAATCAACCCAATTGCAACCTTCTCTGATGTTGGTACAGTAATTTGGGGTAATAAAACTCTTCAAGTTAGAGAATCTGCTCTTGATAGAATTAACGTGAGAAGATTATTATTACAAGCTCGTAAATTGATATCTGCAGTTTCTGTGAGATTGTTATTTGATCAAAACGACGAACAAGTAAGACAAGACTTCTTAAATGCGGTTAATCCAATCTTAGATGCAATCAGAAGAGACAGAGGTTTATACGACTTTAGAGTTACGGTTTCAAGTGACACTGAAGACTTAGACAGAAATCAAATGGTAGGTAAAATCTATATCAAACCAACTCGTTCTTTAGAGTTCATAGATATAACATTCTACATCACTCCAACAGGAGCATCGTTTGACAATATCTAATCAGACAAATAAATTAAAGGAAAAGGGGAATTCGTTCCCCTTTTTTTATTTTCCTAATATTTATTAGTGTATGAAAGATTACCACAAAATTATTGTTAAAGAAATTATCAACGAAATTATTCAGGAAAAACAAACACCCGTAATGAAATATTACGCATTTGACTGGGATGATAATCTTATGTTTATGCCAACAAAAATATATCTTAAAGATGATAAAGGTAAAAGTGTTGGAATGTCAACTGAAGATTTTGCGGAATATAGAACTGATATTGGTGAAGAACCTTTTGAATATGAGGGACACACTATAGTATCTTTTGATAAAGAACCTTTCAGAGATTTCAGGGTATCAGGAGACAAACAATTTATAACAGATGCAATGTCAGCACCAACAGGACCGGCATGGGATGATTTTGTGGAAGCAGTTAATAATGGTTCAATATTTGCTATTGTTACCGCAAGAGGACACACACCTTCTATATTAAAAGAGGGGGTTTATAGATTAATTAAACAGAATAAACATGGTTTGGACTCAAATCAGTTAGCGAAAAATCTTTTAAAGTATAGAGATTTAGCGGATGAAGATAAATTATCTAAAGATCAACTAATACGATCTTACTTAGATATGTGTCGTTTTCACCCTGTGTCTTTCGGAGATGGTTCCGCAACTAACCCCGAACAAGGAAAAATAGATGCAATGGAAGAATTTGTGGGTTATGTAAAAAACTTATCACATTCATTACAACAAAAGGCATTTATGAAGAACAAGATTAGTAACTACTTTACACCATTTATTGGTTTTTCAGATGATGATGTAAGAAATGTAGAAACTATGAAGAAACATTTTGATAAAAAAGAAGATAATATATTAAAGACTTATTTAACTGCAGGAGGACAAAAGAAATTATATTAACTAGTTTGTCTGGTCTAGTATAAGAATATGTTCAAAAAAAATGTAAGTAAATAGAAAAAATTCATTATCGTGATATTTATAATAAAAAACTAAAATAAACTAAAAAATAAAATAAAAAATTATGGCTGATTTGTTAATGAAAATGCCAATTCCTTACGAACCAAAAAGAGAAAATCGTTGGATTTTAAGGTTTCCATCATCACTTGGTATTAATGAGTGGTATGTGGAAAGTACTGCAAGACCTAAATTAAAAATTGCTTCAGTTGCGATTCCTTTTTTAAATACTGAAACATATGTTGCCGGTAGGTTTAACTGGGAAGAACTTACAGTTAAGTTTAGAGATCCAATCGGACCTTCAGCGTCTCAAGCGGTTATGGAATGGATTCGTCTATGTGCGGAATCTGTAACAGGTCGTATGGGTTATGCTGCAGGATACAAGAAAAATGTGGACTTGGAAATGTTAGACCCAACAGGAGTTGTTGTTGAGAAATGGATTTTAGAAGGTGCTTGGTTAACAGGATATGATGGTGGTGCATTATCATATGACTCTGATAAAATTGCAGGAATTTCTTCAAATATTCGTATGGATCGCTGTATTTTAGTATACTAAAAAAATTTACTTTTAATATTAACCGTGTACATTTATGATGTATACGGTTTTTTGTGCAATAATAAATTAAAAAATATAAAAAAAAATGGATCAAGACACGGCTGCTTACGGGCAAATGGATTTTAACTTACCACATGATGTGGTGACACTACCTTCAGGTGGTTTATTCTACAAATCAAAAAAGAAAAGTGTTAAGGTTGGTTACTTAACCGCAAGTGATGAAAATATTTTATTAAATATTGATTCACGTAGAACAATTAACGAGAGTGTTGTTTTACCTTTATTAAGGAATAAAATTTATGAAAAGGACTTAAGACCTGAAGAATTAATGGAAAGTGATATTGAGGGAATCCTTTTATTTTTACGTAATACATCTTTTGGTCCTGAATATAGAATTACAACTATTGACCCAAGTAATGGTCAGTCTTTTGAAACATCTATTATGTTGGATGAGTTAAATCTTACAAAACCTAAAGTACAACCTGATGAAGACGGAACATTTACTGTTAAGTTACCACAATCAAAAGCTGATGTTAAACTTAAAATGTTAAGTTTATATGATACCATTGAAATTGCAAAAATAATTGACTCATACCCTGCAGGATATACCGTACCAACAATAACAACAAGATTAAATAAAACTATTTTGGAGTTAAATGGTAGTTCTGATAGAAATGAAATAAGTGTTTTTTGTCAAAATATGCCAATTGGTGATTCTAAGTTCATAAGAAATTTCCTTAAAGAAAACGAACCGAGATTGGATCTAAGGAAAACAGTTTACGCCCCATCAGGAGAAAAAGTCGATGTTAGCATCAACTTTGGGGTGGAGTTTTTTCGGCCTTTCTTCTAATCACTCAAAATTTTTATTAGACGAATTTTATTATTTAGCAAAATTCTTGAGGATATCGTATAACGATTTCTTAAAACTCCCAACCTACATTAGGAAATATCTTTTAGATAAGATAGTAGAGGAACATACGCCCAAAACCTAACCCTTAAATATTTATTATAAAAACTAATTATGGGTTACGGTTCAATAGAAGAAATATATAATGCTGGATTATCAATTGATGCAACAAAAAAGGCGATTAAGGAATTTATTTCCGAGTCAAACAAAGCTAGTTACAATTCGGGGAAGAAAACATCTAAAAAAGAGTCGGAGGATTACGATGAGGCAGATTTAAATGGTTTAGGTTTAGACGTTGCCAATGCTAAAGCAACAACACTTACAGGTGTTTTTGATGATGCCGCAACCGCAGGTAAAGAGATGTTAGCGGCGTTAAACCCAACAGACTTTAAAGGTGCGGATTACTTAATGAAAAAAGGTCAAGAATTGGCCAACGAAATGGGTATTGGTAAGGCCAGAATCGGTGAGATGAGAACTACAATTGCCGATACTATTCCTGAAATGTTAAAATTGGGTATTAGTTCAGTTAAAGCGTTTCAAGTATTAAAAGACGTACCAACCTCACTTGGTGTTAATACTACTATGGGTACTGAAGCCCTTGTTGAGATGGGTGCGGCGGCTAAAGTAAGTGGTGTTGAAACAAAAAAATTGGCGTTAGAATTTAAAGGTGTTGGTATGTCATTATACGATGTTGGTGACAGAATGGCGGAAGTTGCAAATATCGCAAAAAGTGTTGGAGCTAATGTTGAAATGGTTTCAAGTTTAGTTGTTACTAATTTAAAACAACTTAATTTATTTAATTTTGATAATGGGGTAAAAGGGTTAGCTAAGATGGCTTCTCAGGCAACTATGTTAGGTATTGACATGAGGACCACATTTGAATTGGCAGAAAATCTAATGTCACCTGAAAAGGCAATTGATTTATCGGCAGCATTACAACGTTTAGGTGTTTCAAGTAGTGCACTATTAGACCCATTGAAGGCGATGGATTTAGCTCAAAATGATCCTGAAGCATTACAAAAAGAAATGATTAACGTTTCTAAAGAATTTACTAAATTAAAGGCGGATGGTTCAGGTTTTGAAATTTTACCTGGTGCAAAACGTAGATTAAGAGAAGTTGCTTCAGCAATGGGTATGACTGCAGATGAATTAGCAAATATGTCAATTAAGAGTGCTGATTTGGATATGAAAATGTCTAAAATTAAATTTCCAAGTTTAGCTACATCGGAAGAGGATAAAACTTTAATTGCCAATATGGCCCAAATGAAAGGTGGTGAGGCGGTACTTCAGATTAAAAATGATGTTACGGGTAAAATGGATGACATTAACGTTAAAGATTTAACCGCGGATCAAATTACTAAATTAAAAGAACAACAATCAAATGAAAATAAATCAATTGAACAATTGGCAATTGACCAGTTAAACGTTTTGGAATCTATTGATGCAGGGATTAATGGTGCTAAAGCGGCAGTTAATCTTGGGAAGGCGACCACACCTGCAATGGATAGGTTTTATAATACAATGAATATTATTAGGGAAGAATCAGTTAAAGTGGTAACATCAGGGATTAACACAGGAAACGTTAGAGAGGGGTATCAAGGTGTAACACAACCTTTAGAGTCAGGAGTTATTGATTTCCTTAAAGGTAATGTTAGTCTTGAATCATTAACAAATGTTGTTAATGAGTTAACTACTAATGTAAAAACAACATTATCAGCTATTGCTCAAGGAGCAACTAACAATTTAATTAATTCCGGACAAAATACAATTAATAGAATAACAGATCAATATAGTTCAACAGGACTAGTTGGAGCAACTAATATAAAAGTTGATGAAAATAACCCAATCATTAAAAAATTTGAAGAGTTTATAAATCAAGTAAAAACAGGTGGACCTGTGGAAACAAAAACAACGGTTAGTGGTAATGTAACACATGATTTTAATATTAAAGGAGATGGTGTTGGATCACTTACTCAGACGGAATTTAATAAATTTTTCTTAGAATCATTAACAGACCCAACGATTAAAACACAATTTGAAAAAAGATACGGAACCTCAAATGTAGGACTTCTTACAACACCATAATAGAAAATTCTTAAAATTATGTTTTCTATAAAAAAGATCTCAAGGTATTTATTAATAAAAAAGTATGTCGGATAGTACATTATCGTTTGCGTCCTCGTCAAATTTTAGGGATATATTATTAGCCCGTAATTTACAACCATATTCGGTACCAGGGTCTTATTCTCCTAGTAGTAATAGTGTTAATTACGAGACTAATTTATCTGTTGCAAATGTTATTGACTCACCAAACGGATTAATTTCAACAAACCAACTTGCAAATAGTTTATATTCACTCAATGAATACGGACCCGAAGGTGGTTATGATGGGAAATATTCTGTACCTGGAGCACCACTACCTGTGGAATCAAATTCAGGTCCATACGCACCTACTGATACAGTATTAGATTTAGTTAATGAGTTTTATATTGATGCTGCTTACGTACAAAACATTTATGGGCCTGAAGGTGGTTATAAAGATTTAGTTATTATAACCGATGTAGTTGGTAATCCTAAAATGTATACACCATATTGGGATCCCTCAACATTTGTAACCTCATCATATTCACCATACGAGATAATTTTTAGCGATAACCCAAATGGAACTAACGGTCCATTATCTCAAGATACGTATTTAGCAAAGATTGGTGCGGCTCAACTTAAAAGTTTATTTGAGGAAAGAATTGCAAGTGAATTATTACAAGCAACTGTTGGAAGGGTTAATTTAGATTCATTACAGGATCCGTTTAGTGCAAGTATGGTTGCCACAGGTCAACAACCATTCTTTACAAAAAATTGGAGAATTACCGTACCTGAAAACCCAATAACCGCTGCGGTTACATTAGCGAATAGATTAACGGGAACATATTTCCCTGTGTCATTTATTCCTGGTGATTATTTTGATGAATCGTTTATTGATAATCCACAAACTGAATCGGCATTAAATGTTGCAAATAATTTAACGGGAGGATTCTTAGGTCCAATCTTAAATAAATTTAAGAACCCATCTGAAATATTTGTTGCAAACACAGGGTTTGGACAAAGATCGGTATTATTTTCAAGTTTAGATTATAACAAATATAGACCGGCATACAGTAGAGGTACCATACAAGGAGCAACAACTGCAATTGATAGATTATTTGATCAAAATAAATCACAAAGTGGTGGATACTACGTAGGTAGTCCGAATTCTGAACCTTCTCAGATTGATTCACCGGCAAATCAAGTTCCAATTGGGAAAAATGGTAGACAAGTACAAACTATTGTTTATGG